GAACACGGTCCAGGTCGTCCTAACTTTAGAAAGATTGCAGAAGCATTTGACTTTGATTACAAACTGGTTACATCACTGGATCAAGTCAATGCAGAATTGTTAGCACCTGGACGCAGAATCATTGAGATTAGAATCCATCCAGGTGTTCAAATCGAACCTAAGTTAGAAAAAGGTCGCCCTATCAATGATCAGTCGCCGTTGGTCAGCGACGAAGAATTTGCTGCCGGTAACCCACACTACACTTACGAGAGAATTCGTTGAAAATACTGATTACAGGAGCCGGGGGATTCCTCGGCTCATATCTTACTCAGGAACTTGTTGAACACGAGATTTGTGCTTTTACAAGGTCTCAGCTAAATCTTGCTGATGCCAACGCTGTTCAACATCATTTCAGTGTTGTAGCATACGATGCTGTAATACATTGCGGCGCCTCGGGTCGTAATACACCAATGGCAGAAGACTGGAACATTGTCAGCAATAATTTGGCATCTGTAATAAACCTGATGACACATCGACACAAGTTTACACAATTGATCAACATCGGTACCGGTGCAGAATTTGATGTCAGTTTGCCCATTGACAATGTCAATGAAGATGAGATATTCCATCGCAGTCCACAACAAAGTTATGGCCTAAGCAAGAACATGATTGCTCGTTATCTAAGCGAGCAATTGGAATGCTTTACTCTAAGACTGTTTGGATGTTTTGATAGCTCCGAAGATGTTCGTCGATTGTTACCAAAATTTCATAGTGTAGTTGCCGCAGGCAATCGATTTGACGTCCAAGATAGACCATTTGACATGATCAGTGCCCGAGATTTTGCCACTGTGGTTCGTGCTGTTCTAAATAGAAAAGTAAATCATAGAAATATCAACTGTGTGTATGCCCAAAAGCGTAGACTTAGTGATATTTTGAGTGTATACTGTAGCAAGCATGGACTTGATGCTTCGTTGATCAATGTCACAGGACAAGGATTAAGTTATACCGGCAACGGCAATATTTTATCTAAATATCATCTCAACCTTGAAGGGTTGGAACAATCATTAGCAAACTATGAAATTAAAAATCAGTGAACTCTTTTACAGTGCTCAAGGTGAAGGCCGTTTTGTCGGCGTTCCATCAGTGTTCTTACGAACATTCGGATGTAATTTTACATGTGCAGGCTTTGGCTGCAAGACTGGCGAGAAATCAACAGAAGCTGACGAAGTGGCGAAGAATATCTCTTTGTATAAGAGCTTTACTGAGCTCCCGTTGGTTAATACTGGTTGTGACTCCTACGCAAGCTGGCATCCCGCATTTAAAGATCTCAGCCCGACTGTGGAGACTGGGGATCTAGTAGATCAAATGCTTGCCTTAACACCTAACAAACATTGGGTGCAGGACAATGGCAATGATGTTCATTTGGTCATCACAGGTGGTGAGCCATTGCTAGGTTGGCAACGTGCATATCAAGAATTGTTGAGCCATGAACGCATGACAGACTTGCGTAACATCACCTTTGAAACAAACGGTACTCAACAACTACAAAGCAAGTTTATTGACTACTTGTTAGAGTGGAGCGACATTGCTGGTAATGAAGTTACATTCTCTGTAAGTCCAAAGCTAAGTGCAAGCGGCGAAGCATGGGATGAAGCTATTCGTCCAGAGATTGTTAGAACATATCAAGACTATGGATTTACATATTTGAAGTTTGTTGTTGAAACAGAACAACACTTTGAGGAAGTTGATCGTGCAGTTGGACAATATCGTGCTGTGGGATTCAATGGTCCTGTGTATGTTATGCCACAAGGTGGTGTTGTTACTCCTTATGCACAAAATCGTGTCAAGGTTGCAGACTGGGCACTGAGCAAAGGTTACAACTACAGTCCACGACTACACGTTGACTTGTGGGGCAATGGTTGGGGCAAATGACAGAAACGCATAAGCGAACATTCGCTAGGGCTATAAGTTATAGAATAATTGCTACACTTATTACTGCAATGTTCACAGGAATAGGAAAAGCAATTGCTTTACATATTATTTTGACGTTGGTCCATTATGCAATGGAACGTATCTGGTTAAAAATTAAATGGGGAAGAATGTGAAGTTACACGCACAAATTACAAAATGGATCAAGGACTATGCTAAGAAAGCAAAAGTCAGCACACTAGTCGTTGGTATCTCTGGTGGCATCGACAGTTCCGTTGTCAGCGCACTGTGCGCCCGAACTGGTATGAAAACTATTGTTGTGCAAATGCCTATTCGCCAAGATAAAACATTAAACAATCGTAGTTCATTGCATGCCACTTGGTTACTGAATCGATTCCCTGACAACGTTACACACATGAGCATGGATCTAACTACTGTGTTCTCAGCGTTCGAAAAGAAAGTAGATCCATTCTGCAATATCGAGGATGACACTTACGACACATACAAACTAGCAAGTGCCAACAGTCGCGCTCGTTTGCGTATGATGACGTTGTATCAAATTGCACAATGTCACAATGGTATCGTTGTCGGCACAGGTAATAAAGTTGAAGACTTTGGTGTTGGCTTCTTCACTAAATATGGCGACGGTGGCGTAGATATTAGCCCAATCGGTGATTGCTTAAAAACTGAAGTGTGGGCAATGGCTCGTGAACTAGGGATCGAGCAAGAAATTATCGATGCTCCGCCAACAGATGGGTTGTGGGATGATGGTCGCACAGACGAAAGTCAACTAGGCATGACTTATCCAGAACTAGAACATGCTATGGCATTGAATGATGCAGACAATTGTGTGTATGATCCATTGACATTGTCTAAAACAGAAAAGGCACAGTTGAAGAAGTATCGTGAGATTCGCGCTCGCAACTTGCACAAGATGACGCCTATTCCTGTGTTCAAGAAAGGAAAGTGATATGGGCCTATTTGATATATTCAAAAAAAAGAAACCCGAAGCCAAGGTTGTTGATCTTCCTAAAGCAAAGAAAAAAACTGCCAAAGAATTAGCAGATGAACGCGGCGAACCTTATGTGAATATTGTTAGCATGGATATCGATCCTAACAATTTGCATCAAGGTGCGTTTGAACTAGACTGGAATGACAAGTTTGTTAGCAATTTAGTTCGTGCTGGCTACCAAATGAAACCCGATGACACAGATGCAGACATTGTAGACCGTTGGTTCCAAAATGTCTGCAGACACGTTGTCATGGAAACATGGGAACAAGAAGAAGCCATGCGTAACTCGGGCATCTACGTTAAAACTACAGACTTAGGCAACGGACGCAAGGAAGTTAGTTAATGTTGTTAGTAAGCATCAACGGGATCGTGCAAACCCCCGGTGTTGATTATCATGCTACTAACAATTCTATTGCATTTTCATCCCCGCCGTCAGTTATGTCCACTATAGACATAAGAGGTCGCAATGGTGTATTGGCCAGTATACTGGGCGATGGATCTACATACCTTTTCCACTTTATGACAGACTTTGATCATGAAACAACTTCAATGTTGGAAGAAGCATTTCGATTTCGACACGTTCCAGCAGTGGCAGATATGCTACAACGTCTCGAAGTTGTTGTCAAATTAGCAAAACAAGATGATACTTTACGTCAACGGTGATAGTCATACTGCCGCAGCCGAAGCAGTAAACAATCATGCCTTTGCCATGGATGACGGCGACTTGTTCTACATGGGCCGTGCTCCGCATCCTGCCAATCTTGCTATAAGCTGGGGGAAATGTTTAAGCCAATCTTTAAAGGCTAGCTTTCATTGTGGAGCAGAAAGTGCTAGTTCAAACCAGCGTATTATTCGCACAACTAGAGAATGGTTACAACAACCACGCAACCAAGACACATTGGTTGTTATCCAGTGGAGCACTTGGGAACGAGAAGAATGGCAAGACGAGGATGGAACATACTTTCAAGTCAACGCTTCGGGCATTGATGATGTTCCAGACAGCATGAAACTACGTTACCAAAACTTTGTCATTGACATAGACTGGCGTGCATGCACCCAAATGTGGCACGAAAGAATCTGGGAATTCCATCTAGAATTAGAAGAGCAAGGAATTCCACATATTTTCTTCAACGGGAATAGCAATTTTAATAGCATCCCCTATCAATACGACTGGGGCACTAGCTACATCGGCCCATATGATCCAAACAGCACATTTGATGCAATCTTAAAACAAAATAATTACCAAACTGTTGCGCCCGAATCTTGGCATTTTGGACAAGAAGCCCATAGCTTTTGGGCAAATTATGTGTTACAATACATTGTTCGTAACCAGATAATCTAAGGCTTTTATGAAATATGTGTTAATCGACACAAGCAATCTATACTTTCGTGCCCGGCACTCAGCACATCGTGCGTCGGATACTTGGACTAAACTAGGATTCTCCTTGCAGGTTACGCTGATGAGCGCAAACAAAGTGGCTCGCAAGTTTGGTGCAGATCACATGGTTTTTGCACTAGAAGGTCGCAGCTGGCGCAAAGACGCATACAAGCCCTACAAAGCAAATCGCGCAGAAGCACGTCAAGCAATGTCAGAAACAGAAGCAGAAGAAGATCAGCTGTTCTGGGAGACCTATGATAATCTGACTAAATACTTGTCTACAAAAACCAACTGTAGCGTTATCCGTTGTGCCACAGCAGAAGCAGATGACGTAATTGCACGTTGGATTGCTTTACACCCCCAAGACGAACATGTTATTGTAAGTTCAGATTCTGATTTTGTGCAATTGATTGCACCAAATGTCAGTCTATATAATGGTATTGATGATCGCTTGTTTACTGTCCGCGGGGTCGAAGATGACAAAGGTCGTTCATTGAAATTTTCAGTTAAAAGTGACAGCAAACTCAAAGTTGAAAAGCCAGACCCAGAGTTTGTGGCACCAGAAAATTGGCACAAGTGGGCATTGTTCCTAAAGTGTATTCGTGGTGACACAGGCGACAATGTGTTTTCTGCTTATCCTGGCGCTCCTATCAAAGGCAGCAAGAATCGTGTGGGCTTGACAGAAGCATTCGAAGATCGTGACAAGCGCGGATACAATTGGAACAATCTCATGCTTCAGCGTTGGACCGACCACAACGATCAAGAACACAAGGTGTTGGATGACTACGAACGTAATCGCACACTGATTGACCTTACATGTCAGCCCGACGATGTTAAAGCCACTGTAGACGCAGCCATTCGAGAACAAATTAGTCATCGTGATGTAGGCCAAGTCGGCATGCACTTTCTAAAGTTCTGTGGCAAGTATGAGCTCAATAAACTAAGCGAGTTCGCAGATCCAATTAGTCGTTGGATGAATGAAACATACAAAGGAGTTTTAAATGATCATAGCTAAACCAGTTATTGATAAACAGTTTTGGATTTTACAAGACGGAGATCAAAAAATTGGAAACGTAGAAGCTGCCCAGGGCGGCGGGTTCAACGTTAAACTCAATGACACTGTTCAACAATACAAGACCATTAGAATGGTTACACAACTTCATAACATTGTGTTTGAACAACCACCGAAAACACAAAAGAAAACAACCAGTAACGATGTCCATGGATATGAAGCACATGGTCGTGTTTACAATCCCATCTGGGACGTTAAACATCGATTGCCATTGTTTACTAAAAACAAAAAATCCAAATCGTGGTTCGCTGCCGGATGGTATCAAATTCAACGTGGGCGCAACTGGAAAACAGTTCAAGACCCCAAACTAATTACTCTCCAACGTTACAAATACCACGGTCCATTTCATACCAAAGAGGAAGCCAATGACAAATCCATTTCGTGATCAAGAAAAATTTATGCAGGCCTGCGGGCAAACCACTGTAGGTGAGAACGTAGAGCAATACAAACTCTATTTTAATCTTATTCAAGAAGAAGTCAAAGAGCTAGAAGAGTCTACTACAATGGAAGATGACCTAGATGCACTGATTGATATCTTAGTTGTTACCATTGGAGCCATTCACTCCATGGGTGCAGATGCCGAAGGTGCATGGAAAGAAGTTATGCGAACCAACTTTGCCAAGATCGACAAAGAGACTGGCAAAGTTCGCAAGCGTGAAGATGGTAAAGTGCTCAAGCCCTTGGGCTGGACACCGCCAGATCTAAAGCTATATATTAAAAAATCTCTATGATTCACTTGCAAAAATTCATTGATCGTGTGCAGGGCACAGAAGCACGTGGGCTGAAAGATCTTTCTATCCCACTGACAGATGCCAAAGCCATGCACGCCGAGCTCACAAGATTGCTACTGGATTTGCAGACCCTCAAAGAAGCAGCCGCAAAACAACCCTCAGAAGAAGTTATTCAGGTCGCAGTCAATGGCGGGAGTTTTTTATAAACTACGCCGTTTTCTCTGATAAATAGTTGTATGAGTAGACCAAAGCCAACCGTTCTAATAGAACTAACAAACAAAACAACTTACAAGAGTGAACAAGTTCTTGGCAGTGAAGGTGTGTGGGCAGTATTCTACGACAACAAACCCATTAATCTCAAAACTTCTAATCTACTGGTTCAATACCCAGGGCCTAAATACAAAAAGGTCAGCTTTTCTAATCCAGGGCATGCCATTAACCTAGCCAAGAAGTTAAATACACAATTCAAAACAGACAAGTTTACTGTAGTGTTGCTAACACAAGGTCAACAAATCTATCCCAGTGCGTGACAAAGTCGAACTAACCAAACAGCTAGTTGAAAAATTACCACCGGGTTCCTGGACTGCGGATCAGGCTAGAATAACTTGGTGGTATAATTTTAGAGATGGTGGCGGCATGCGCCTAACCAAGGCAGGTTATGATGCATTTGTTAAAGAGTTAGAAATTGAGTATTATGAGTTTACTATACCATCTAATGCCAAATTTACCTACGGCACTGTGTTGGCGTTAGACCAGCGTTTACAAACTCCTTACTATCTAGGTCGAGACAAAGGGAAGTTTGTTAAGATTGCGTTCTTCGGTAGCAAGGAAGCTGTTTTGGTAAACCTCTACGGCGATATTGCTAAGTTCCTGGATAACTACAATTGACTTTTTAAAGTTTTGATTGTATAATACAATTTTGCGCCTATAGCTCAGGGGTCAGAGCAGGGGTCTCATAAACCCTTGGTCGTTGGTTCGAAACCAACTGGGCGCACCAATTTTATATTACTATGAACTCTAGTCCTGATCGTCACACCTTTCACAGCAAATGTCGTATTGATGATGCCATCAAGGAAGGCCGTGATCCCGATCTAGACGATGATGTGCAAGATGCACTCGAGCAGGAGCGTGAGTGGAAGGCCTTGGTCAAAAAGCAAGAGTCCAAGGAAGAATGGAAACAGAATAACTTAGAATACGATTTGCGTAGCACCAAGTGGATCTGTGACAAAGCCAAGGCCAGCGAAAACTATGCACAAAATATCTACGCTGCTTTGTGTAATCAAGACTGGCAAAAGAACGAAATTTGGCCAATACTAAAAGATCAAATCTACAGTTGTTCCTGGCGCTATGCCGGTGGCATTGTTGCTGATATGATCGAACAGGGCGATTACATTGATTGGTACTGCTCAGGCATTCGCGGAGGTGATGAGCCCGATGTGTATAACAATGTTGATCTTCCTGGCAACTTTGTAAGTGAAGGCACAATCACAGATGAAATCCGTGAAGACTTTTTTAAGTTAGGCTGGATTCCTGTAGATTCCAACGAAGAGTGATTGTCGTTTTCGTTGACATCAGTGCGATCCTTGGTATATAATACAGACTGACGAAAGTCATTCTTAACTTTTTAAAAGGAAAACTAATGAAGAAAATCTTCGCAATCATGGCTTTGGCCCTCTCCACTTCTGCTTTTGCAGTTGACTATGTTTCTGTTGACGTTGAAAACGTGTTGGGCCGCAAAGGCGCTACTGACTCAGTGGCACAATATGTTCGTGCAGGCAAAGGCTTCGGTGACTACCAAGTTGGCTTGCAATCACGCACAGCACGTTTCGACACTGGTGTTGTTGTGAATAGCTTGGAAATCACTGGCTCTAACAACAAAGTTAACGTTGCTGGTGTTACACCATTTGTTGGTGTTGGTCACGACAACGGTTTCAACGGTGGTCAAAGTTTTAACTATGGTCTAGTTGGCGCAACTTATGGTCGTCCAGTTGGCCCTGGTTTCTTGCTGTTGGGTGCTAAGACTCGTGTGGGTTCCACCGAAGATGCTGCTCGCACCAAGCAAACAGTTGGCTTTGCAACTTATTCAATCCCAGTTGCCAAGAACGTTGCCTTTAACTTGAACGCAAGTCGTTCTGGTCAAGACATCAAAGAAAAAGCGTTCGGCGCAGGTTTAACCTTCAACTTCTAATCCTTTATTAGGATACAACCGCAGCCCACTTCGGTGGGCTTTTTGTTGACTTTTTATAGTGTGTCATATATAATACTAAGAACAGCGTAAACTGTTATCAAGAAAAGTGTTCTGGACGCGGGTTCGACTCCCGCCAGGTCCACCAAAAGAATTCTAAGTGTACCGTATGTGATTATGTCAACGCGGTGAAGGTGTTAAGCAGTAACAAGTGAACCTGTAGCACTAGAGCGACACCTGCTCTTTAATAGAATTCTTCTGATGGGCCTGTCATGGTTTCGACAGGGCAAAGAGTAAAGGTAGTGGCGCTCGGCAAGGTAGAAGCCGTTAGGGTTGGGGGGACCCGGCCGAAGAAGCAAAAAACGTAAATGCAAACGACGAACAGTTCGCTTTAGCAGCCTAAACACTGCTTAGGGTAGGAAATACCTCGTAACAGAAACAACCAATAGGCTCTTCGGAGCCTATTTTCTTGATTATATAACTGCTGCCACCTTTAGCAACTTGTTTGAGTCTAGTTCAGGAATTCCCAGCACAAACAAATTGTATTTTTCTATCAAGGGGCCATGAACTTCAAAATATCGGTCAGCATACTGTCGAACCTTGGAATCTAGCATGTTGCGAAGTCTGTTGAAATCGACAGTTGCACCTTTCCATACTAGCTTGTCTTGAAACTGCTTGGTCAGTGTTAGGAATATGTGTGAGCAAATTAGGTCGTAAAAACTCATGTTCCTGGTTTGGTATATTGTAGTCGACGACGCCCACTGCCCGTCTATTAAATCATTGTTGGCTGCTTTTTTGTATATGTCTTCAATGTTGTCAGCAGTCACACCAACTTGATCAAAATCCAAGTCTCTGTAGTATCCATTGATGGCCACAGTTTTCATCCACTTTAGGCCGTGTATTTTCTCATACACAGGATCTGCTGCTGGGCTGTTGATTAGATATGCAAATGGATACAGCATGTGATTTTGAACACCAATGTTCAAAGTTTTGATCATGGTGTCTTTGATAGTGTCATAGGTTTGACCTGGCAAGCCCACAATGATCTGTGTGTAGACATTCCTTGCTTTTTCTCCCAGAGTGCTGATCAGTCTCTTTATAAAATCTATCTGCTGGTCTTCACTCAACCCCGGTCTGTTGATAGCCGATAACACTTCAGGATTGAAATCCTGTATGCTTACAATGGCCAAGGCATCATAGATCAACGCTTGTTGAGTCATGATGTGAAAGGTTGCATCCTTGTTGAGTTTACTGGTATTGCTGACATCAAATTTAAAATTTCTATTGGGGTCGTATAGCGATATAGCGTAGTCAAAAATTTCGATGTCTTGTTTCCATTGGCCAAAGTTGGCATCTGTTTCTCGCATCTTGATATCCAACTCGTGGATCAAATCAATCTCTGCCTTCCAGTTGTGTCCTCGACGCTTGACTTTTTTAGTTAGGTTTTGACTCCAGTCACAAAAAGTGCAACTATACATACAACCGCGTGCAAACTCCACAGAGATATAAAGCTGTGATTTCTTTATGTTGTGTTGTTCTAAGTAGTCGATGGTTTGTATCAACAAGTCTTTTTGTGCAAGTATGGCACTAGTATCAAAGTATTCTTGACAAGACAACAATTCATAAGGATGCACAATGGCTTGTTGATTTTTATTTTCTACCATGTTGACCAGTGGCTCAGATGATAGGTTTGATATTTTGTCTATCAGCAGTTGAAACGCTCGTTCGCCGTCGCCGTAACACACATAGTCTACATAGGGATGTGCGTGAAAGAACTGAGAATTTTTATGAGCATCTAGCTGCGGGCCTCCCAACACAATCACAATGTTGGGGTCTAACGACTTGATTTTTTTGGCCAATTCAAATTGGTAACTGTCGTTCCAAATAAATACAGATAGCCCAACTACATCGGGCTGTTCATTAACTACCATTTGCGCTTGTGTATCAACATCGTGAAAGATCACATGCTCGCACCTCAACCACTCAATCGATTTATCAAGCCCATACATGTCATAATAAGTTTTTATAAACAAAAACAGTGGGTTGATTGTGATTGAAAAAGGATTGGCGACTTGGTTAAGTAAAAATTTTACTCGCATGAAAATGTCAGTTTGTGGAATTTGACGCTATAAGTATTATTTATAAACAGGAGATATTCAATGAAAGTTTCAAAAATTAACGGGCTAGGCAGCTTTGGTGTATACGTAGATGACTTCGATTGGAACGACGTTGAATCGTGGAAAGAACTACAAAAAGTTAATCTAAAGTCTCTTCTCACAGTGGTCCGTGGCAACGGCACCAATGACCACTTTCGTTCTGTGGTCAAAAACATTCATTTAGTGGGCACAGCACGCCGCAGCCGAGAAGCATACTTTATCAACAAATACGGCATTGACTTTTTAAACTGCAAGGACCAATGGGAAGAAAACGACCGTATTGGTTTTGAAATTGTTTCAAAGTGGGGTCTCAAAAAAGACGACATTGACTTGTCTAGTTTAAATTGGGCCAGAGTAACTGGCAAACGAGATGCCACAGGAGACTTAACTGGTATCTTCGGTGACACAGAATTGTTGTGGCACAGCAACGAGTCAGGAATTTATACCTTTGCTCCATTGGTTGCATTGTATGGTGCTGAACACATGACCACCAGTGCCACTGGATTCTGCCAGCTAACAGACTGGTATGAAGCTCAAACTGATGCATTCAAATCTGAGCTAGACGAGCTGGTCTGCATACACAAATGGAAGCCCAAGGCCATTGAGCCCCAGGCCGACGATCGCTACGAGATTGCCATGAAAGGCAATTTTACCGGCTCAAAAGACGAAGCAGTTGAAATGCCCTTGGTGATAAAAAGTCCCGGCGGAATCAAAGGACTGCACTTTAGCGAGCACACAATCATTGGATTCAAAGGCATGAGTCAGGAAGATTCCGATCGGCTGATTGCTCGAATTCGAGACGAAGTATTCACTGAGAAAATGATCTACGATCATTGGTGGCAAAACAACAGCGGCGATTTGTTGTTGTTTGACAACACTATCATGGTACACAATCGTTCTATTCGCCCGGGATTGGACATGGTTGCTGAGCTAAATCAGCGCCTGGGCTATAGATATCCAGCAGACTATGCCGGCATGGAAGATTACAATCCGTTCTTTCAAGAACCGTATAAATCTCGTCGAGAGCAGGGCATGAACTTGATTTCCAAGATATCCAGAGTCAACTCAATTCGGGAGAAAAAGTCTTGGATCGCCGAACTACAAGGCACCGAACGCCGAGAGTTCATATCTCGTTTTAGTCCAGCAGAACTCAAGGAAATTGTGAATTTTGATGCAGCCAATCCCTATGCTTGTTTGAAATAATTTACTGTTTTTGTCAACGCACTGTCGGTGCAAGGCGTTGTATATAGTAGCCAAGGAGGCTGCTATGATCAACACACATTGTTCGAGTAACGACAAACCGGGTAAAAACGAAACTGAAAAGTTTTTCAAGACTTGGATGATCTATCGAGATTGTCCCAAGTGCGATACCAAAAGAATCGCAGTATGTAACGACCCAACTTGTGTGAGACGAAAAAAGTAGGCGAAATCGGCAAAATATCTTGAAAAAAATAAATACTCTTGGTTGACAAGGTATAAATAACTCTATACAATACACACTGTTATGAAACACATATCACATTATTGCTTATCACTCAAATCACAGGCACAAGGCTTGGGCTTTAGACCCACCTCTTGGTCTGCGGTAGAGATGATTAGTAATGATCGCACACCAGAGGGATTTAGGGTCCACGAAGGATGGGATGGTTAACCAAAATTAACTAAACAAACTTCAAGGACCCTAGGACTAAAAATCCTAGGGTTTTTTGTTTTGTAATAAGAAAGTAGTAATTGACAAAGAATGACAGAAACAGTAAAATTGATACCCAATGATAAACAGGACTGGTTAAAGACGCATACTTTAACTTCTGAGCAAAGACAAAAGCTCATTGTTCAGAAGCTAGAACGTGCTAAACAGCAGTTCAAGGCCCAAGCAAAGACTCCGGTCCCAGCTTGAGGTAACAGTGGTTAGGCAACGCGAGCCGCGACAACCACTATAAACAGTCGAAATGAGGGCGGCCTACCGGATGGTAAGCTAGTGGCGAGAACACTAGTGCGTAAAATGGTAGCGTATCAAAAGGCATAGAGCTGGCCTGGACTGAGATGTCGCAGACTGTGCTTTTTGATACACACTCTTGACAATCATTGTTGAGAGTGTTACAATAAGTTTTTGTTGGGGATTCGCCAAGTTGGTTAAGGCATCGGATTTTGATTCCGACATGCATAGGTTCGAATCCTATATCCCCTGCCAAGTTTATTCCCGGTTAGCTCAAAGGTAGAGCACACGACTGATAATCGTGAGACCAAGGATCGTTACCTTGACTGGGAACCAACTATAAGTAAGTGAGCGCGGGTATGATGTTTAACGGTAGCATGTCAGTCTTCCAAACTGATCGAGAGGAGTTCGAATCTCCCTACCCGCTCCAAAGGATATAACATATGGACATGGATCAAGCGGCTGTATTTTTGGCCGGCTCAGTTTTGGTAATGATGGGTTTTGTAGTAGTTGTAATTGGTATTGTTGTTGTCAACAACATCATCCACAAATATTGGAAACCTCTAGGGTGGTTTAAATCGTGGGGGCTGACATTTGATCATCCTCCGGTGAGATTTGTCGAGCCCAGTGAGCTTGACAAAAGCAACGAGCCCAAAATCAAGTAAGTTTTTTCGGGGTGTAGCGCAGCCTGGTTAGCGCATCTGCTTTGGGAGCAGAGGGTCGTGAGTTCGAATCCCACCACCCCGACCATTTTAAAACAAAAGTATACAATGTCCTTCCGGTTGACAGGGAATTGTTCTTTTGTTACAATAGAGACTTAGTTAGTTAGGAATGCCTGCTAACACACAAGTTCTTTAAAAAATCATCATTCATATAGTTCCGGTTCTTGTAACCGGCGACTATATGTAAACACATTAGGGTTACCGAATCCACTAGGGTTTTGTATAGGTTACGCTGACCGGCGGGTCAGGCTTATACAACGCCATGAAGCAGGCAATCGGATAGCGGAGGGACACAAGGTGCATGCCCGTGAAACGGCTGTATTCTCCCCGAGTTATATGTCAGATACCAGAGAAGCGGTGGTGCTGTTCGGCAGTAATGATTTCAAGCGAAAGAGTAGTCGCGCACTCAAAGGCAAGATACTAGGCATCTATAAGCCCTAGGTGAGCCGCAGTCATTGAGATTCCCAAATTAATGTGTTTTCATATAGTTGATTTTGCGACTGTGGCGTAATCGGTAGCCGCAGCAGACTTAAAATCTGCCGGGATATTCCCGTGCCGGTTCGATTCCGGCCAGTCGCACCAAGTTTTGTAAGCACGCCAACCAATCGGTTTAAGGGGTCGCCGAGACAGCGAAAGTTGTGTATAGCCCTGTTGGTGTGTTTGCAATCTTTTTATGGAGCTATCGTCTATCGGTTAGGACACAAGGTTTTCATCCTTGGAAGCGGGGTTCGATTCCCCGTAGCTCTTCCAGTTTTACAGGTGCTCTAGCGTGATCGCTGGATTAAATGGGGGATGCCCACAGCCTGTAATTAGTTTATGGATGTGTAGGAAAATTGGTAACCCCAGTGGACTGTAAATCCGCCGCCCCTGGCACTGCTGGTTCGACTCCAGCCGCATCCACCAATTTAGGTCTCAAGGTGTTCATGGACGCACACAGCACTGTCACTGCTGAGGAGGGGGATCGTTACCCCCTGAGACCGCCAATTTTTATTCCGCGAAATCCGAGCAAGGTGCATGGACCTGACTGTTAATCAGTGGTTAGGTGAGTTCGATCCTCACACGCGGAGCCAATGGAGGGTTATCTGGTCTGGGACCAGCACTGTCTTGAAAACAGATGGAGCGGTGATGAGCTGCTTGGAGTTCGATTCTACCATCCCTCCTCCACACAATTTGCCCCGTTAGTTAAGTGGTATAACATCGGTTTTGTAATCCGAGGTTGGCAGTTCGATTCTGTCATGGGGCACCAGATTTTGAGATAGACGTAGGGATTGAGTCCCCGGTGCGCTAGGGCCCTGTTCTTGTGCCTGACACACCAGTAGCAACATCGGGTTGTTAAACTCTCCCATACGAGACAAGCCAGCGAGTCCTTGAGAAAGATAGCTGGTCTCTCAAAAACCTATTTTAGAAGCCAATTCAAGAAACATTGGTTTTGCAGTAAAGTTTTTGGCACGAGTCATGTTATCAGTCGATGATGAAAATTCTTGTGACAATTTTGCCAAATCAAGATTGGATAATCTGTCGACTTCGTTGAGTATTGCACTCATACGGTCATCATCGTTTTTTATGTCATCGTATGAGTAATCGATCCAATTGGGAAATTCAAACCCTAGTTGCTTACAGTATCCAACAGACCCCGAATGGCCAATTGGCACAACTGGTTTGTTGGTCATTAAGTCTACTAGAAATTTTTCGGTTATGTATAGTGGAACATAGGATTCTGGAGATCCGAAATCTTTGATGAAATAACTATTCAAAGATAATATTACCATTGTTTGGTTTATGATGTTACCAATTTGAGATTCGGTTAGTCTTTGACTTGCTTGAGGCGTTGATTTGTCAAATGATACTAAATGTTGATGGTATCTTTGATCTAAATCCATTGGGTTCAGATAGTGTGTATACGCAGATGGATGATTTTTACGTAAGTAATTGCACACAATATGTTTGTGTATGTCAGATCTGTCGGTGCAAATAAAAAAGTTGTATTGCAACTGATCGTTGCGTAACGCAGAAATTCGCGAACTACTTCTTTCTATAAAGAATTCAGCACTGTCAAAAAACAAGTGTTGGTCTCCGCCGCTGACGTAGTTGCTGTCAACATACCATATGGGTCGACCCAATGCTAAATTTGATGCCGTGAACCAACTGGCTGTAACAGTCAAGTGAGACTCGCCAGAGTGCCAAAACACTACTGGCACTGTGGACTTTGCTATTTCCAACAGATTAGACGAGTCCAGCAATAAAATTGGATTTAGATTGGTGTAGATATGATTTCTGTTTAAGTTAAACACCACTAGATCAGCGTCTGATACATGTGTAGTATACTCAATTGTGTAATCATACGCTCTGGCTATGTTTTCAAAACAATCGATGCTATTGATGTCTCGAATACCTTTGTGTGTCCAACCTGGTTTGTGACCCACCGGGCAATCGAGAAACTCTCGATATAATTTTAAGTGCATGGTAAAAATGTAATTTAAAATCATATTTAAACAATTTGGGGTTGCAGTAACATTTAACTGATGGGGTTTAGATATAGCCCCTTGCCGGTGACTATGTAGTCCGGTCGACTCCACCGATATATTGCCGCCTTAGCTCATTTGGATCAGAGCACTGTGCTACGAACGCAGGGGTAGGGAGTTCGAATCTCTCAGGCGGTACCAGTAATGAATTTGGGCTGATAGTGATAACGGGAGCACAGTGGCTTTGCAAGCCTCGGGTCGGGGTTCGATTCCCCGTCGGTCCACCAAGTTTTGAGAGCGTCAGCAAGCACAGTCACGCCGGAGTAGGTAAGTTCGAACTACCTTACCGGTAAAAGGGGACGGGTTCAACTCCCGGGGGATCGGAAGATCCCTGCAGATTGGTTGCTAACTGGACAGGTGCCCAAGTGATATCCATCGCGTGCCGAGGTCAGGCTAGGCGGCCGGTAGGTCCTGAATAAATCTACGATAAACGTTGACGTAGGCTCTCAAATTCAACACAGGAGTGTTGCTAATATTGGCCTTAGGGCGAGACTTATACCCTCGTAAGCACTGTCTAGATAAGGCAGTTAATGTGGGTTCGATTCCCACCGCTCCTACCAACTTCTGGCGTTAGTTCAATGGATAGAACATAGAGCTTCTACCTCTAGAATGTGGGTTCGATTCCTGCACGCCGGACCAATTTGCTCTCATAGTATAATGGCATTACAATACATTGGTAATGTATAGAACCAAGTTCAATTCTTGGTGAGAGCACCAAGGTACTACTCTTAGAATTGTTCGCACCAGTCTATGAGTGGAGGGCAGTAGCGAACACTGCCCGAGAGACATTGCCGCGGTAGCTCATCAGGTAGAGCAGCAGACTGAAAATCTGTGTGTGGCTGGTTCGAGTCCAGCTCGTGGCACCAAACAACAAGGAGACTGATATGGCGATACTTGTTATACTAGTGATCTTTGTTGTATTATATTTTGTTCTAAGGAAATATTGACATGAAACGTTCAGCGAAACGATAGTGTCATCTCAGCACCCTGTATGGTCTGGGATGGCACGTAAAAGACAATTTTTACAAACCATCCCTTCGTGGCGCAATGGTAGCGCAACGGACTCTTAATCCGCTGGTTGGCAGTTCAAGTCTGCCCGGAGGGACCATATGGGGGCATAACTTAACGGCTAAAGTAGCTGGCTTTTAACCAGTTAATCAGAGTTCGATTCTCTGTGCCCCTACCATATGAAAACATACTCAAGGCAATAAAAAGCCATAACGCTAGGTGCAGCCCGACCGGTAAGGGTGGATAGGTGCAAATCCTGTAGAGTCTGATCAACTCTGAGTGTGTTTCCATATGGTAAATGCTATCGGCCGGTAGCATCCATGCTGGGGAGTAATTAACCTCAGGAACTCGCGGTGATGGAATGGTAGACATAGGCTCCCTATGAGAGCCAGTGGAGTTAAACGCCCACATGCAGGTTCGAGTCCTGCCCGCAATGAGTTTGCATATAAAAGCATTCTTGGCTTAAGTCAAAGCGGAAG